GGTTAACATACTCTCTTTGCTCCCGTATGAATAGTCTAAAAAATCTGAGTTATAAAATTACCACATGAAGATCGAACAAATACCAACCGAGAAGCTCATTCCTTACGCTCGAAACGCAAAAAAACATGACGCCGCGCAGGTCTCAAAACTAGCCGGAAGCATTCGCGAGTTCGGCTTCAACAACCCGGTGCTCATCGACAAAGACAACGGTATCATCGCCGGGCATGGTCGCGTGATGGCTGCACAAAAGTTGGAACTAAGGGACGTGCCTTGCATTAGGCTCGGCCATCTCACCGATACGCAACGCAAAGCCTACATCCTTGCAGACAACCGACTGGCTGAGTTAGGAGGTGGGTGGGATGAGGAGTTGCTAAAACTTGAAATCAAAGACATCGACTGGGGCGAGTTGAAAGAAATTAGCGTTGATGATTTTAATTTCGGAGAAATTGATTTCGAGGAAGAAAAGGAAGAACCAAAGAGCGACGTCGACGCCGACCCCCAGATCGACAAGGCCGATGAACTCCGCGCCAAGTGGGGCGTCGAGCCGGGGCAACTTTGGGAGCTTGGGGATCATCGGTTGCTGTGCGGGGATAGCACGAAGAAGGAGGATGTAGATAGAGCATTGGGGGGGGCTTCGCCGCTGCTTATGGTTACTGATCCGCCGTATGGGGTGAACTACGATCCCAACTGGCGCAACGAGGCCGACCGCGCCAACGGCAAGCCCTACGGCGCGAGCGCCGTAGGGCTTGTGACAAACGACACGCGCGCTGACTGGCGAGAGGCTTGGGAACTTTTCAACGGAGACGTTGCCTATGTTTGGCACGCAGGACTGTTTGCGCCAACCGTTGCAGAAAGCCTGGTTGCCTGCGGGTTTGAGCTTCGCTCCCAGATTGTTTGGGCAAAAAGCAACTTTGCCATTGGGCGCGGAGACTACCACTGGAAACACGAGCCTTGTTGGTATTCAGTGCGGAAAGGGAAGAAGGGCCACTCAAAAGGAGACAGGTCGCAAACAACTTTGTGGGAAATTGACAAGCCCCAAAAATCCGAGACGGGCCACTCCACGCAAAAGCCCGTCGAGTGCATGGCTCGCCCGATCCGCAATCACGACAGTGAGTTTGTTTACGAACCCTTCAGCGGCAGCGGCACAACCATCATCGCCTGCGAGCAACTTGGCCGCAAATGCCGCGCCATCGAAATCTCGCCCGCCTATGTCGCCGTGGCGATCCAACGCTGGGTGGACGCCACCGGCAAAGAACCGCGCAAATTGTAATGCCAAAGAAACCCGCACCGCCGCAACCCGCATCCGATCTCCAGGGGAAGATCCGCGAAGCCGAGTTTAAAAACATCCTGCAAAAACTGAAGGACGGCAAGACGCTGACGGCGCGAGAGTCAAAGATTGCGGCAGAGTTTGCGGCAAAGCGGGACGGCAAAGGGCTAACGCAGGCCGAACTTGCGGCGGCCTGGGGCATGACGCAGCCTAACATTCACAAAATGGTCAGGCAGGGAATGCCTATGACCAGCATCGAGGCCGCTACGGAGTGGAGGAAGGACTGGCTCGAAACGCATGGGCGAGGCGACACCGCACCGGAGAACATCCAGCAGGCGAAGCTACGGAAGACACTACTGGAATGCGAGAAGATCGAGTTTGCGCTTTCGGTTGATCGCGGTGAATACATCAAAAACGCCGTTGTGCGCGAAGCAGGCATCCGCATCGGAGCGATCTTCTCGGCCAAACTCGCGGCATTGGTCAACGACGCCAGCGGCGCGTTGGCCGGACTCGACGAAGCAAGCTTGAGAAAGAAGTTGCACGAGCGCACGCAAGCGATCCTTGCCGAGATCCGCAACGAATTAGAAAAGGTATGAACTACGAAACACGAACAACAAAAATGATAGTCGGAGTAAAAAACCAACAAATATTTGACGACAGCGTCACCGAGATCGAGATCGTTGACGAGGCCGCTGGGGAGTTCTTGGAGATTAGCCAAGACGATCAAAAGCTGCGCTTCGACCCCGAAGAATGGCAACACGTCCGAGCCGCTATCGAGAAGATGTTTAAGCTTTGCAGAAATTATGACTAAGCAAGAACTCTGGAAAATTTACTCAAAACGCAATCCTTCATTCGACGGCGAAGGCAACGTGACGCTGTCCGCTGCCGGACTTCGCAAGATGTTTGAAACGACGTGGGAAATTGCTATGTATGACGGAGAAGAAGAGCCGAGTTCTAAACAACCGTCTCCGAATGTAGACGCGCTCAAACAGATTTTCGGAATGCGATGAACCCACTAGCACAAGGCATCCGCGACGGAATCAAACTCGCGTTCGACGGCACGATCTTAGACTGGGCAAGCGACCACGTTAACTTTCCGAACTCGGATCGCGCTTCGCGCTTCGATCCGTCGGTTGCGCCGTGGCTCAACGCGCCGCTGCTTGCGGCAAGTGATGACGAGACGACGCAAGTATTTCTTCGCGCCCCGACTGGGGGCGGGAAAACTACCATGATGGAAACTTTGGCCTGTTTCATTGTTGCACAGAAGCCTGGGCCGACTTTGTTCGTCGGTCAGACTGACGACATGGTCAAGGACTGGACGGAGTCGCGACTGCTTCCGATCTTCAACGAATGCCAGCCGGTCAAAGACCTGTTCCCAGAAGACCGGCACGCTCTCAGAAAAACGACTATACTTTTCCCACATATGGTTCTCTTCGCAGGCGGCGCGAACATGACGAACCTTCAAGAAAAATCCATGCGCTACTGCATCGGCGACGAGGTCTGGCGGTGGAAAAGCGGGATGATAAAAGAGTTGAAGGCGAGACACCACGACCGCTGGAACCGCAAAACGCTTCTCGTCTCGCAGGGATGGGACGCAGGGCACGAGGCCGACGCTGAATGGGACAGCGGAACGCGAGAAGTCTGGGGCTGGACTTGTTCCCATTGTGGGAACTGGCAGAGATACCTATTCGATCAGATCGAATATGTGACCGAACGCGACGACAAGGGCGGCATCTTGTGGGACAAGGTGCAGGACTCGGTCGTTATGAAATGCGAGCATTGTGAAACGCGCTATAAAGACGACGCAAGCACTAGACGAAACCTTGCAAATACTGCAACTTACCGTGCACTTAACCCACATCCGGTGCGAGGGCATCGCTCGTTCGAATATCCCGCTTATGCTGTGTGGTGGATTCCGTGGTTTTCTATCGTCAAGGAATGGATCGAGGCCAACGAAGCCAAGTCATCCGGCAACCTAGAGCCGCTCAAACAATTTATTCAGAAGCGCAAGGCTCAGACTTGGCAGGACGAAGTCACGAGCGACTTGCCAGAAATCACGACCGGCGACTACGCGAAGGCCGAATACTTGGAAGGGCAGAAGATCGACGGCGAACACAGACGCTTTATGTGCGTGGACAAACAGCGCGACCACTTTTGGTGCATCGTCCGCGCCTTCCGCGTGGACGGCTCTTCGATGCTCTTGCACGAGTCGCGACCGCTGACGTGGGAGACGCTCGACGCCATCCAACAGCAGTTCGACATCATGCCTAGGTGTGTTGTAGTGGATGCTGGCTATGACACGCCATTGGTTTACGAACAATGCGCTCGGCGTGGGTGGACGGCTTCGCACGGATCGGGGCAGGACGGCTTTTATCATATCGAAAGTGGCAGGCGCACACGTCGCTTTGTTTCCAAGATCGAAGGAGCGCAAGCCGGAAGCGATGGACTGAAGTGCGCTTATTTCTTTTTCTCGAACGAAGGCATCAAGGACAAACTCGCTTCACTTCGCCAGGCTGACGCCACGCCGAAGTGGGAAGTTGCGCGGGATGTGTCCGAAGACTATCGCAAGCAGATGTTGTCGGAGATGAAGAAGGACGTGACCAATTCAAAAACCAAACAAGTCGAGCAACGATGGGTTCGCATTGGCGGCAGGCCGAACCATCTTTGGGACTGCGAGTGCATCGCGCTTGCGTCCGCTATGCTGGCAGGGGTTTTGCCGATAGGCGCGGAGAGCTAGGTTTTAAGCGGATACGACAAGGCCGAAAAATAATTTTATTTTTTTCTTTTCAAAAATAAAAAAACAGAAGATATTTGAAACATCGAAGGGCAAGAAGCCCGACGAAAAAAACCTAAAAAGAAAAAACAAAAAGAAAACAAAATGAAAACAAACATCTCTAAAACTCAAATCGAAGTTCTGAAGTTCCACGCAGGACTTATTAGCAGAGACGAACTTCCATCTAATTGGATCAACACAATGCATTCCCTCATCAAAAGAGGGTTGATGGATGAAAATCGTGATCCGATTAAGACTTGGATCTATAAACCAACAATCAACGAGAAAGGGCTTGCTGCACTCCAGCAAGCCTAACACAACCGGCGCGGGTTCAATCCCCGCGCCTTTTCTTTTTTTTGACATCGCCATCAAATGAATGGCGATGAACAAATCATTTTTTGGCCTGCCGCTTGCAACTCTGCAAGAATTGCAGGGCGACTTTACGGCTTGCCTCAAGGCAATAGCCGTTGCAGGCGCGTCGTATAGCATCGCAGGGCGCTCGTTCACTCGCGCTAATCTTGCCGAGGTCGCGCAGACGATAAAGGAACTGCAAGCCGCTATTGACAACGCCAGCGGATCGCGTATAAGGAGATTCACGCCGACGTTCCCAACACAGCGACCCTAATGCAAGACATCATCACAAAAGCCCTTTCTCTTGTTGCGCCAAAGGCCGCGTTGGATCGCATGGTCAACCAGGCGAAGTTGCGAAACTTCGGACGCTTCGACTCAGCATTGACAAGCGAGAAGCGCGGCATCAGCCGTGGCGTTAGCGGTGGCGAAGACACGGCAGGAACACGCGAAAGACTTTCGCTCATCCGAGCCGCTCGTGATCTAGCAGACAACTTTCCGCCCGTCCGTTCGCTCCTTCTAAAATTTGCAACCTACGTATCCGGGCGTATCGCATACCAAGCACGCACCGGCGATCACGAGGTTGATACGAAGATCGAAAAGTATTGGCAGAAATGGTGTAACGAGTGTGACTTTCTAGGTCGCCACAATTTCACAACCCTCTTGCAGCTTGCTGTCACGGCGATGCTTCGAGATGGAGATTGTGGATTCATCATCGTCCGCGACGGCGAAGACCTAAAATTGCAAAGCGTCGAAGCCGACCGCATCGGATCGCCTTACGACAGAACAGATACCGACAAATACATTGGCGGCATAAATGTTGACGACTATGGAAGACCCGTTTCATACACTATTTTCACGCGCACTATCAATAATCAGTATATTTCTCCTGTTGATATTGTTGCAAAAGAGTTTATCCACCTTTTCGATGCAGCAAGACTTGACGAATATCGTGGGCGGTCTGCTTTCGCTACTGCGTTAAATGCAACGCGCGATCTCCAAGAAGCGATCAAGGCCGAGGTGCAGGCGATCAAATACGCCAGCTATCAAAGCGGCATCATCACCACCGAGAGCGGCGCCGCTGACGCAGGCGATTACTTCGCACGCGGCAACTCGAACGATCAAGGACAGGTCGCACGCCTCCAGTCACTAGACCCAGGAACGGTCAACTATCTATCCGCAGGCGAGAAGATGGAGATGTTCAAGTCGGACAGACCGACAGGCGCATTCGGAGAGTTCATCCGCTTGGTGCAGGCGCACATTTGCATGGCCGTCGGTCTTCCCTACGGATTCGCATTCGACGCAGACAAGAGTGGCCCAATGGCTCGCATGGAAGCCGCGATGGCAGAACGCACGTTCCTCCGGTGGCGCGGACTGCTGGAAGGCAAATTCCTCGACAGGATAAAAAATATTATTTTGCTCGACGCAGCCGCACGCGGACTCATTCCAGATTCCGAGTTTCTTCTCGACGGGCGCTGGTGCTGGCCTGCCAAGGTTTCGATCGATTACGGACGCGAAGCCAATGCTGATATCAACTTGTGGAAGGCGGGATTAAAGACAGCAGGACAGATTTACTCTGACATGGGCGAAGACTACGAAGAAGCACTCAGAGCACGGGCGAAGGAAAGCGCGATGATCGTATCACTTGCAAACGAGATGGACATTCCTGCCGAATACATTTCGGATTCAATAATTCCCATTCAAGCCGCCGCGCCTATCGCCGCGCCTATCGTTCAAGAGGAGCCACAACCAGAGCCAATCCAGACAGAGCAAGCCAAGCAAGTTGATCTAGCAGACGAGAACAAGCCAAGCAAGGGAATGGTCGAAGAAGCGCTAAAGGGCTTAAAGTGGCGCGAAGAATACAACCGAGGCGGGACAGCTGTCGGAGTTGCACGCGCTCGCGACATCAGCAACGGAAAGAATTTGTCGGACGATACCGTTAAAAGAATGCACTCGTTTTTTTCACGGCACGAAGTTGATAAAAAAGGACAGGGTTTTCAACCAGATGAGGACGGCTTCCCGTCCGCAGGCCGCATCGCTTGGGCATTGTGGGGTGGAGACGCTGGCCAAGTGTGGGCCGCTGACAAAGTCAAAGGAATGCAAGCGTCACAACCCGAACAGATGAAAGTATCGCTCGCCGTTCGCGATCCGTTCGGACGCATCACCGGATTTGAAACAAAGCATGAGCTTGTTATGCCGACACCCGAAAGAAATGAAGAGCAAGACGATTTCATAGGCCGCTGCATGGTGAGCGGAACGATGTCGAGCGAATATCCAGACGAGAGCCAGCGCACCGCCGTGTGCATGGCACAATGGGAGAAAAAATAAATGATAACTCACGGAATTGCACTCGAAGCAAAAAAGGCACTCATCACCGGCGTCCACCAACCTGGCGATGAATATCGCATAGCACTCTACAGCGCATCGGCCAAGATCGGGCCGACGACAAAAGCCTACACAACCGAAGGCGAGATAAAGGGAATGGGCTACACCGCAGGGGGCGTAGCACTCAAGGGGCATCGCACGGGCATCATCGGCAAGAATGCCTTTATAACATTCGACGACGTTGTCCTAAAATCTGCAACATTTGCCGCAGGAGGCGCAATGATCTACAATGCCAGTAAAGGCAACGCCGCACTTTGCATTCTAAACCTCGGAGCCGAGAGGCACGTTTACGATGGCGCATTTGAATTGAAATTCCCAAAACCAACCGAAACCAGCGCATTGATTTTACTAGCTTAAATATGAAACCAACCAACCCAATCGTCATCGACGGCAAGACCTACGATCTTTATACAATGACACTCGCAACAGCGAGTCGCTACAACTCGCCAGACCAACAGGACGCGAGCGTTGTATTGACGCTCACGCCGACACGCTTTGAAGGCGACCAAGTCGAGCAGTCGCAAGAAAACAATCGCACGGTTCTTTTCGGTTCGCTTGCCTCCGCTTCGCAACCAGCAGTCGTCGCGGTCGATGAAGTATCCGCCGCAATCCAAAAATTCATTTACGCGGAAGGGCTTTAAAATATGGCCGTCATCAAAGCTCAAGCATCTGGAAACTGGAGCGCAGTTGGAACATGGAGCGGCGGCGTAGTGCCAACGCTCAACGATACCGTCTACGCGAATAGCTTCACAGTAGCACTTGATCAATCCATCGACTTGACCGGCTCAACCGTGGACACATCTGGCTCGTTTATTCCGGGACAAATCTACATGGTCGTTTCGCTTGGAACGACCAACTTTGCATTGACGGCAAACTGCATTGCTCCAGGAACAAATGCAGGAACTCCGGTCGCGATCACCTCAGCAGTCGGTCAGATTTTCCAAGCCGTGAACGCAGGCACAGCGACCACCGGCACGGCTCGCCGCATGGGAGCGTTGTTGAACTACGTCAACACGCCGATCACCGTTGCAACAGGTGGAGGCTTCACACTCGCGTCAAGCTACAACATCACCGGTGCATACATACAGGCAGGCTCTGCAAATTGCTTGACGGTCTCCGCCGCCGCAAGCTCAACGCTCGCAGGATGTCGTGCAATAGGCTCGGCGGTTACGCTATCTACTCGCGCAATCGCATTTTCATCGAGCGGCACGCTGACGCTCGACGGCATCGTTGCGACAGGCGGCAGGGTTACTGGAACAACAACTGCGAACGGAGCACCCGCCATCGAATCCACGTCAGCGGAAGGAACTGTTGCATTTACGAATGCAAGCACGGTTGCAGGTGGCTCTTCATCATTTGCATACGGCTTTAATAACGCCAGCACAGGCACGGTCACCGTAACTTCCAGCACCGTTACAGGCGGAAGCGGCGGCAGCGGCACATTTGGCCTCAACAACGCCAGCACGGGCACGGTCACCGTAACTTCCAGCACCTTTACAGGTGGGAGTAATACCAGCGCATACGGCTTTAATAACACCAGCACAGGCACGGTCACCGTAACTTCCAGCACCTTTACAGGCGGAAGCGGCGGCAGCAGCCACGGCCTCAACAACGCCAGCACGGGCACGGTCACCGTAACTTCCAGCACCGTTACAGGTGGAATCGGCACCTCCTCCGTCGGTCTTAACAACGCCAGCACAGGCACGGTCACGATCACTTCCAGCACCGTTACAGGCGGAAGCGGCGGCAGCAGCACATTTGGCCTCAACAACGCCAGCACAGGCACGGTCGTTTCGACAGGCGACATCACCGCGACCAACTCTGCAAATGGATTGTCATCGGACAGCACAGCCGCCAGCGTCAAGGTGAGCGGATCGCTCATCGGCAGTGCAAACGGCACATCCGCCGTATACGCCAGCAAATTCTTGATCGATCCCACGCCGACAACAGCAAAATTCCGCCAAGCAAAAAACGGATCGACAACCTACAGCGATTTCTTCACCGCCGACAACTCCCTAGGACAAGCCGCCATCACGGACGTGCGCTTCGGAACAGTCTACGCAAGCGGAGCATTGACGGGCGTTGCATACATTCCATCGGCGTCATCGGTCGCATTCGGCGTGCCTGTCGATAACACAACAGGCACAGCAACCCTAACCGCCGCCGACGTGCGAGCAGCGATAGGGTTGACGAGTGCAAATCTCGATACGCAACTTGCCGCGATACCGACGGCGGCAGGAAATGCCAGCGCGGTCAGAACGGAACTCGCACCAGAACTCACGGAGATCACCGAAGTTCACGCGATCCACGGTTTAGACATCGCCAACGCGCTCACGGTCACGCCAACGCTACGCTCGGCGGGAGCGATCACGCAAGCGATCACCGGCGACGGCACGACGAACACCGTAGTAACGAGGGTCTAGGCTGATGTTAGCTTCCCTGCTCATCGCAACGCAGGGCTTAATGCCAAGCCCAACGCCGATATCCATCGGCGTGCAGGGCTTGCTATACGTTTCAGTTGTTCCACCTGTCCCTATTTCTCCAACCGATCTTCCTGGTGGCGGAGGACGAGGACTCGAAGAACGCAAGGTCACGATCAAAGTTCGCGGGAATCGTCTTGTTTTCTCGGTCGCGAATGTGGATGTATGCGCCGGTTCGCGCATTCAAATTGTAGGTTCGTCTTGCTTCTCGAATGCTGGCGAGGCAGGGCTTTCGATCAGCGCAAAAACAACGGTGCTCGGTAGTCGCAATCATGCGGGAGTGAGTCGCGCAGGGCTTTCAATTTCCAGCACGTTTAATGTCATCGGATGCGAGGAAGAGAACGAGTTGGAAGTTTATTTGATGGCACAAGCGGCGATGGGATTGCTGGACGACTAATTGACATCCGCGCCTTCGCATGGATGTCATCGAAGGTGTATCAATCATTTCAATCGGCGAAGCGAAGGGTCACGGACTTTACGTGGACGAGACGACTTTGATGCAAGTCAAAGAGTGCGCCGAGTCCTACAAGGGCGGCGTCAAGGTCAATCTGGATCACGGTGCAGGGATCAAGGACATCGTCGGATTCGTAAACAATTTCCGCATCGTCGGATCGCAACTCTTGGGCGATCTCAACCTTCTGCAAACATCGCCCATGCATGATTACGTCTTGGAGATTTCCAGCAAACTCCCCGACACGTTCGGTATCAGCATCGCATTCAGCGGCCCTATCCGCGAAGTGGATGGAATGAACTTCGCGAGTTGCGCGGAACTTTACAGCGCCGATCTCGTGCAAACTCCTGCCGCAAATGCGACCGGGCTTTTTAGTTTTACGGCCAAGCAAGTTGACAAATTTTTCAAACAAATGGAAGACGCACAAATCGAAATCGAACCCAAGGAGGACGAGATCAGCATCGCTGACATCGTTTCTCGTCTCGCCGCTCTTGAAACCGCCTTCGGCGATTA